TTTGAACTAGGTGTGTTGCCAGTCATAGCAGTCATTGTAAGAGATAGAAATATAAACGAACTACAACAAGTAAGAGTGGGTGGTGAATGCACCATGGACACTGCTCTTTCATACTATAAAGACATGGCAGTACACTTCATTGACCATGAAGCATTCTTCCTGTACAAGGAAAAGTACGTTGAGTATCTTGGTCGTATGCTAGAATTTCCAGTCACAAAAGAAGGCATCGACAATTTTATAACTGTCGATGCCAATCATAAGTATGTGTTCCCGTGCAAAGAGCACTGGTTAGATAAAGAAATCCGAAGGGGTAGAGAACCCTTTACACAACGGCCAGAGGAGTAGCAGTATTCTTATTACTAATCTCTAGTAAGTCTGCTCTCATCTTCTCTACAAGTCCAAGTACATGTGCTTGAAGATCTTCTTTACCTTCTACAATCTTGGAGAGTGTACGTCCACCTAAGTTTGAGTGGAATCCTTCGTCTTTAGCAATAGTTGCATAACGTGAAGAGATAAACTTATCTTCTACACAGTCTGCCATTTCATTCCATACTGCTTCTGCTCTTCCTTCTGCAACCAATTGGTATGCAGCGAGTGCAGCCTCATCTTCAGATGCTTCATACTTCTCAAGAAGTGATGCACCTTTTGCCTGAGGTTTTTCTGCCTCTTCAGCAAATGCAGCAGCAACATCTAGTTCTTCACCAGTGATGTGCTCGATTACTTCCTTTACCATACGGAAGTGCTTTGCTTCGTCCATAGCTTGACGGCTTAGAAGTTCTAAGTCTTTTACGTCTGTAGAAGGATCTGCGGATGCAACTTGACCAGCGATAGCGTACATGTTCTGAGCTTCGTTGACCATACGTCCACGGAAGTGCTCGACAAGATACTCGTCGCTTGGTTTAGATGCAAAGAAACGACGAACATTTGAGCGTGATGCTTCAAATAGTTCTTTGTTACCTTCCTTGATCTTTCTGACGAAATCTGTTCCTGAAAGCATTTTTATAAAAGTTTCTACAATGTTATTTATTATATATGAAAAAGTATCTAAGATGATTCTCCTTTGTATACTCCATTTTTAGACACTCTACCTCGTAATTATATTTTTCAGCAATAGCATATATTTTTTCTGGTGTCCACTGATACCATTCAATAAAATCATCCCAACCTGCATGTGGTATACCAGGATTGACTCTAAATATTGCTTGTCTTCTCCATAGTGTGTGAAGTTTATCTATTTGTTTGTCTATAGTCTCCTCATCTCCAAAATTTATAGAACCTAAACACAATGCTATATCAAATGGAACTGTGCTATAATCTTCTATAGATACTTTAATATCAGCAGCGTCATTGAATGGGTCGATACCTATGAGGTTATTGATTTTTCCCTTTAGTCTATTGTAACCACACCCTACATCTAAGACACTAGATGGGTTTTTACTATTGACGTAATCGACCAAAGAATAGCCAGAATGCTCAAGATATTGATAATTCGTGTCTTTCCAAATTCCATTAAAATATGATTCCATGAAAGTTTATCTTGCAGGACCGATAGAAATATGCTCAGAAGAAGAGATATTCTTATGGAGAAACTATGTCAGTAGTAAGGTAAAGAGTGACATAGAAATCATAACACCAAAGTATCACCTAGGTAGTGATTCTGAGATATTTGAGGATACAAAACTAAATGTTGAGACGTGTGACATAGTATTCGCACATTTACCTAAAGCAATAAATGAGAGAAGAGCATCATACGGTACAATATTTGAAATATCATATGGACATGCACTCAATAAGAGAGTGATGATAATATCAGATGATGACTTTGTTCACAAACACCCAGTTATGAATCACGTAGCAGAGATGTTTCACAGCATAGATGCTGCTTTACTAGCTCTCTGATGATGGCGGTGTTTCTTGTATTTCTCCTCCATCTATTTGTGCTTGCTTTGCTTCTAACTGCTTAGTTAGCACAAGGACTTTTGCTTCAAAAGCGATGTTCTGTGCTGAGAGTTGATTGACCCTACTTTGATATGCTTGAAGTAATGCGGTTACTTCTTCATTCATGACAAATTATATAACTGCCTTATTTATATACGCTCTATAACTGATTTACGGTGATCCAAATCCCACCATCTTTTTTGTGTTTTATTCTTTACCTTCCTAATCATTTCTAAAAATATATTAGGGAAATCTACTGCCCAGTTAGTATATACCTCGTCATTTGGATAAAGTTTCCATGCATACTCTGCTGGATAAGGGTACTTCATTTGGTTTACATCATTCCACTTTATAGTAAATGTTGTATTGGTTACCTCAGTCAATTCCACGCTGGTAATTGATTCGGATGAAATACCTACACCATGAACAAGTAGATCATTTAAGTCATCTTGTGATAACCTGTTTATGGTAGAAACCAAAGAAGAACTTATACCCACAGTTATAGGACCAGCCATCAGAATGAACCTCCGTCGATTGTAATGTTTTCAAGTGATCGAGTTGTGCCTGAACAGGATATAACCTGTGAAGCACCTGCACAATCATTTAGGTATAAAGATCCAATTTCTAATGCACCCCATGCACTCACTGTTAGAACACTGGAACTCTCAGATACTTCAGATCCTACTGCAATTCTACCTGTAGAGTCATCCCAGAATACTGCTGCTTTCTTTGCTGACCCACTGTAGTAGTTCATTATAATACCAACGTCCTTGTTGGTATCACTACCTAATGCAGAACCATCTACAACTTGTAACTCAAGAAGTACGTCTTCAATAGTTGTGTTGACTGTATTCAAGTTTGTGACTG